GGAGATCCCAAGCAGCAGGGCGACTGTGATGGTTAAAAAGAAAGGCAACTATTCTTCGGCCTCATGATCGTATTTCTCTGCAATGACTTCACGACACACATCTTCACACGCCCACCAGGCCAGCAGGTTGTGCAGCTGCATCTCCGATCCGACTTCTTTAGATCCATTAAATGTAACGATCAAATGGAGAATGGATGGTTCTCCCATGTCGTCCGCCATATCGCTCAGTCTCTGCCAAATCTCTTCTTTGTATTTCTCGTAGAACGCACAGCTGTCAGAATAGTAAATCAACTCTGACACGATGCCCGACTGGCATCCTTCCAGGACTACGTCTGCGATCTGACCTCTTTCCAGGTTGTTAATGACCCACTCCTTAATGGAGTCTTCTTTAAACTCAACTACCATTGGACTTCTCCTGCAGACTCACGAACCAGGGCACACGCACCCAGCCGTGTTTGTTTAATAGCAAATGGATAATATGATCGTATTTATAATTCATCTTTGACCTCCTTTGTTTGTGTGAGCGTGCAGGTCTGGTCCCGTACGCTTCATCCTGCTTTCTGCCTGTTTCAGCAGACCAGCCACTCACTGCGATTCAGGATCTCGAGTCATTACGGCAACTACCTGAATCTAAACGGCACCTTGGTTCGGCTTATCCGTCTATTAATATAGATAGTCCTAATATGTTAGGATGTCAAGAGGCAAATAATTTTTTTTACACACGGCTGTACCAGCAACTTTCCCTGGTCTGCACCTGATCTCACATACCTTACACCTAATGCTGATGCTTGTGTGGGGAATGGAGAATGGAGCGTTGGGTGGTGAGCCGAGGACTTCGACTCACCGATTGTTTCGTTTGGCTAACTAAACAAAGAAGGAATAATTATGCAGTAGCATAATCCAACTCCTGAGTCAAGCGTCAGGATCCCAGCGCCGGGAGAAGACACGGCCATCTCCTGCCTGGGACGCTGGGATGGTAGCCTCTGAGTAATGGAGAATGGAGGGTGACCGTGGGCGAATGGACTAATGGAGCTTCGTGCTTACCCTGCCGTCAGGAGTCCAGGCACCCAGCATCAGCAGGAGCTGCTCCCAGCCCTGGGTTCGGGATCCGGGGCCAATGGAACATAATGGGGATTTCTGATCAATGGATAATGGATCACGGACAATGGAGCCTGAGAATAATTTAAGGGTCTTCGGAAGAGGGTCTTTGGCAAGTACGAAAACAGGACAACCAGCAGAATAATGTCGGTGAATCCACGCAATTTGATGTGCACTGAAGTTAAGTTTATTATTAGTTATTATTTTAAGCTCTAACCAAAAGCCTCGTTTATAAAAGCCAAATAGATCAGGAATACCCAACCCTGATGTAGCTTCAATTCTTGTCCAAATTATTGATTTTGTGTTATTTTTTAGTTGTTTCCAGAGATTCTTCTCTTCCGCCATGCTTGATTACCCAGCACCTTTCTTCAATCAAATCAACCATCAATAACTCAACCTTTAATTTCTTTTGTAATGGAGTTAGTACACGATTAATTCTACGCCCTTTTTTCTTCCCATTTAAATACTTTGCAGACGTTTTGACGTCGTATAAATGGACTTTACCTTTCTTGTCTATGGCAACAAGATCGACACAACCTGTGTCATGAATCGTCTTGAATACCAGATTCCCCTTCTTCAATAAGTATGTCATCGCCAGGCTCTCCGACAGGTGTCCCTTCAGATGCGTCATGGTCAATAATTTCATAGTCCCCTTGAATGGATAACTTTTTTCGAAGTTCAATTAACTTATCCTCTACCTCTCCTACTGACATGGAGTCAATCGTGCCATGCATGACTTCTTTCCTGTCAATATATAATCCAGCCACCATACCTCGATACTTTTCAGCAGCAATAGCACCAGTAAAATTACCAGCTTTCTCCGCCGAATCTCTCAATTCTGCTAGCTTTTGTATGTGTGATTTATAGGAAATGGAATATCTCCTGTTAAGTTCCGCCCTTCTTCGTTCTATTTCTTCAACTACATGAGGATAGTATTTTGGGTTCTGTAGCTGACTTGCAATGACTGTAGCACCAGATTCTGCGTATCCAGCGTCTAAAGCACACTGTCTTGCACTTTGAATTGTGCCCTTTTCGATGAAAATATTAACAAATTTCATCTGTTTTGGGGTTAATTCGAGTGTTTTTACATCATTTTTAGACATAATTTTGACCTCCTTTTTGAGGTGCGGTGTCAAAAAAGCTATATTTTTCAACAAACCGTGTCATTTTGTAAACGAGTGACATACCCCCGTATGACAACATATTTACAGAGATAAGCCTTGATATATATATATTTTTACTACTTTGTAAATATGTAAACCAATTTCTGACTTTTTGTACAAGTTTAGATTTAATTTCTGTAGAATAATGTATATTGGAAATATGAGATTGGTCCGTGTTTCGTGGCTCGATACTGTTGAGCATCCGTCTGGTTGGTATGATCAAGAGGATATCGATAAACTTGAAGATTGTGCCTTGGTCCATAGTTATGGGTTACTCCTTAAAGAAACAAAAACATCTGTCACCATCATCGCAGATTTTATTCCAGGTACAAAAGAGTTTGGTCGGTCGACCGTGATTCCTAAGGGAATGATAGAAGAAATAGTGGACATTTTCGATCCTACTAACTAAATAGTCCAATACCTCCTTGATTAGGTAAATAAGGATTTAAAACAGGCTGATAACCAGCCACAGGTGTGGGCTCCGAAACTTTAGGCTGATCACCACGGCCCTCAGGACGATTGGCTTGTTGATAGCCATACATCATTTCTTGAAATTGTTTATCAATAGAGTAAGGCTGAGTCATCATCTGATTATATAAGTTTCGATCATTAGCCACGGAACTAGCAAATTTATTTAATTGATCACCTTCATAACCTAAAACATTACGACCATAATCCAAAGCGGCAATACCGTATGGGCTTCCACCAGCAATTTTATCAAAGCGTGCACCCAATAAAGCAGCTAATTGATCTTTAAAACCTTGTGGAGCAGGACGATCATAAACAGACATTCCTTCACGAAACGCACTAATACCACCAGGGCCGATGTTCCCTGGACCTAGAGCCATTGGAATCATTCCCGAACCTAAGACTTTTTGAAAGACACCTAATTGAGAAGGGTTGGTTGCGTATTTGTTATATAACTTAGAAGGATCGGCACGACCCACACCACCAGAACCAGTGCCTAAACGTAAATTAATAACATCTTGCGTATCAAGATTATATTTACGCATTAACTCCTTCGTAAAAGGATGCTGTGTGAATAAACCAAACTGAGCAGCTTTGGCTAAATCTTTTTGAAAATCTTGAGCAGTGCCACCTGTATCCGCATAATAACTACCAGGTTGATTGATATTAAACTGCTGAGCGATCGCAGCGTTGTCAGAACTACCTGAACCACTCGAAGAACCACTGGAACGAGCGTCCCCTAGTCGTTGACCAGGATTTGCTTGTGATCTTTCAAAAGCTTGGGAATAACTGTCTCTTGTTGCTTGACGTAACTGACCTGCTGATTTGACATTTTTTTTCTTTCCACCAAATCGACTGTCAGTATATCCCATTAGATCAACTTACGAAGTTTTGTTCTTCTCTTAGGAGCTGTCTTAGGACCACCTAATCGACCTTTAATTTTAGGTTCGGTATTTTTGAAAAGTGAACTTCCAAGAGGTCCACCAGCACCTTTACCCATCATTCCCAAAGCTTTTTTAAGATCATCTGTGTTGATTCTTCCTGTAGGCTTTATTTCTTTTGCTTTTTTAAAAGCTTTTTTTAATTTTTCTAATGAAATACCTACTCCGCTAAAAGTGGCTTTTGATAAAAGTGATTTTAAATCCATCATTTCACCACCGTCTTTTTTCTTAATAGGTGTCATCATAAACTTTTCTAAACCTCTTTTATCTCTTAACTTAGGTCTTGGCATAGGAATTGGTCTTAGTTTTGGTCTTGGCATAGGAATTGGTCTTGGTTCAGGTTTCCCTGGTTGTTTAAATCTTTTTGGTTCTTTTTCTTTAGGTAATAAAAAATTTCTACCTTGTTTGCTTTGCATTCCTGCTTTAGATGCACCTTTGTTGCTAGGTAGTGCTCCACCTTTTTTCATTTTGAGGGTTTTTCCTTTACCTCTCGTTGATATATCTCCCATAGTAAACTCCTTGGTCCGTGGTTCGTAGTCTTTGTACAACTAAGAACATAACAAAAATAAATGTCAAGATCAAAGATATATTGACTTTTGAAATCGCACTTTGATACAGTGGTCGGTACGCACTAACGCATATGAAGGAGGTTTATCATGCAAGAGTTAGAAAAAAAATTGGAAGAAGCGTACATTGTTATTGCTCTTTTACAGGCTAAATTGGCAGAAAAAAAGGAATAAATTAGGTGGTCCGTGGGCTTTGGTTCTCAATCAAAGCTCTACTACCCCTGGTGACAATGTTATTCCACTCTTCATGCGTGAATTCATCTTTACTTCCATCTCGATAAATCACCCGATACATTATTTTTTCTAACATCTCAGGCGGATCAGAAATTTTTGTAAAGATTTCAACCGCTCTTACAATATCTCTTATCATCTTGGGAAAGATAACACATTTCCATTCTTTAGTTTAGACAATTTTTGAATGATTAGACGGCGTGTAGCTTCCTGTAAATCCTTCGTATCACCCACTAATTCGTGGTCCCAAAGGTCAGCACAGGCCCGTAACGCTTCGACTTTCTCGTTATTGTTCTTGAAATAACTTTGATCGTGGTCAATCAAATCTAAAACCATACGCCTGGAAATCAGAGCCTCCAGGTCTTCTGTCATCATGTTGATATTCATGACGATATTTTAGCAATATTTAAAACTTAATATAGTAGATTTCACCATTTTTTTTCATGGTTGTAAGACTCTTTAACTTGTCTTCATAAAAATCTAACTGTACGACGTCTCTCCAGTTTTTATCGCCTGCACTGTTACGCACGGCTTTTCTCTTGCGTTCAATCATGCTTTGAACACGATTGATATATTTATCTAACTTAAAGACGTTCATTCTTTTCTTTCTGTTTAGCAAGTTCAATCGCCGCTTCCATCATGACCGCTTGCATATTAGTAAAATAATTTTCACCCATGAGTTTTTCAGCGAGCATGCGAGCTCTTCTTCTTTTGTCACGTTGCTGAGAATAACGAACAGAACAACCTCTGCCGTCTTGGTGTTCATACACTGGTTTAAATTTAGCCATACTTATCTCCTTTGTAGTCCTACCGTCTGAGTCATAACAAGTGGAAAGGCACACCAATTATAACTCACAGCTTTTCATGTGTCCCCGGCGGGCAATAGTAATAACAGGACAGTCATCTCAAAGCCTATTATTACCTCACACTATCCATCTGCTTTAACCGAACTAGACGGTGTAGTCGGAACTTGTTATCGAGTGACTCGTACACCATTAACAAATCCAGCATGATTAGGTGTCATGTCTGCATTTTCTTTTTGGTCCTTGAGCCATGAGTCATAGTCCTCCATTTCATGTTGAACTAATCCATCGATATAACCTTGTAAAAACGCAACCGATTCATCTAACGGAAAGTTAGTGCGATCACTCTTTGCGTATTCAATTAAATTCAATAAATGTTTTCTAAACTCTAATGATTTACTTTCGTACTTTGCCATTTCTTTTCTTCTCCTCTTGTTCAATCAGTTTTTGTATAAATCCACCCATGGTGCAGTAGTCTTGTTCTGCCATCGGTCGTGCTTTATTATACACAGCGACCTTAATTGCCACGGATTTGTATTTGGTAGCATCCATTAAATAACTCCTAAATGTATTAATATTACGTAGGATAGTAGGCTTACACCAATAAACCATCTTAGTTTTGCAATGACGAATGCCACACAAAGAAGTACAATTAATAAATAAACCATATATCCTAATTTCTTATTATAATATAAGAATTTATGGTATGAATGTCAATAGGGATAGGAATGAAAGTATTTTTAATATTAATAGCTTGTTTACAAAGCACGGTGACTCCCCTGGAGAAGTCTTGTACGATACAACCATTAAATCAGCCTTTTGAGAGCGTTTCTGATTGTGTGGGTTATGTGCAGTATTTTAAAAGCCAAGTCGAGTCGGCAGATCCTAATATGTATATAACAGGATTCTGCACAACTAAACTGGTTGACTCTGCTTAGAGAGTTCTTCGAATAAAGTTCGGAAAGCGACCTTCTTGTTTGAAAGTCATGTAAGCGGCGTACCAATCGTTTTTGTATTCTGCTTGGCAGAATTGTTTGATGGTTTCATCCTTGTCTTCTTTTGTCTTAAAGAAGTTTAAAAAGTGATCCATTGATCTTTTAGTTAAGTTAAACATTTTTATTTTCTCCTGGCGAAGTTATACACAGAAAATGTATTTAATTGTTTTGTTATGATTGCATGTCAGTTATGCAAATGGTAATATTTTGGGATAGCAACGGCCGAAACATGAAAGGAATTTTGTGTATCGCAAAAGTTTCTAGATCTAGTGTCTCTTGCAAAAAACAGATTTATTAATTGTCGTTGCTAAACTTCAAACTCAGCTTCGAAATCAACACTAGCTTCTGTTTCTATCGGATAGAAAACAGTTTTACCGTTCACTCTTTTTTCCCAAGATTGTTTACATAACAAACAATGATAATGATCAGTTTTAATACGAAACATTGGAACAATTACATGTTCATAAGAACAATGTGGACATAATGTTGCTTGAACTTTTTCGTCTAGTTTTTTATCTACTTCGCCTCGCCCCATGAAGGACCTACCTCCGCATCTAATTTGACCGGTACTTGTAATTGAACTGCATTTGCCATTATTTCTAAGATTTTATTCTTTTGTGCTTCACTGTCAAAAGAACAATCTAACTCATCATGTACCTGAATATGCGGTGTAATACCCTCAGCATGTAAATCTACCATTGCTTTCTTTGTCATGTCAGCAGCAGATCCCTGAATGATTTTGTTTAAAGCTTTGTATGTGTAAGCTCTTTTAATTTGTTTACCATGTTCCCTTTCGGCTTCAGCCCTGGGCAGTGGTTTGTGAACCCCGTATCGTACAGGCTCCCATGTATCAAATCGACACTTACGACCTAACAATGTTCTCACATGTCCTACATCCGCCGCCTTCTTCATAGTTAATTCAATCATTTGTTTTACAAAAGGAACACGAGAATGATACTTCTCAAAAAGGTCCTCAGCCTCACCAGGAGTCAATCCTAGCTCCGAGGATAGTTTTCCCTTACCCATACCATAAAACAGCCCTAAATTGATCGTTTTAGCCTTTTTTCGGTCTATTTTAGCCATCTTTGAGACCATGGTATGGAAGTCTGTATTTGGATCTTCATGGTATGCGTTGACAAACTCATCTGCGCCTTCCAACCCGCCATTCGTTAGACTAGCGAGGTGAACCACGAGTCGTGGCTCTTGTTGTGAGTAGTCGAACGCACCCCATTGCATCCCTTCCTCAGGTTTAAAGATCGAGCGTATCATCGGTCCCAAAACACTGGAAGACGGAACTTGTTGTAGATTAGGTGTATTGTAGCTTAATCGTCCTGTCACGACACCACCACCATCTCCACGTAACTGGTTTATTTCTGCATGAATACGACCGTTATGTTCATGCTTTAAAATTGTATCAATAAAAGTTGTGCGAGCTTTATTATACTGTCTTGCATCGGCAACTGCTTGAACCAACGGATGCTCATGTGTGCGGAGGAAATGCTTGTCGAATTTAGGAGCACCCGTGAGTTCAGTTCGTGCGTACGGTATATCCAACACATCGAACATTTTTGCTATAGACTTCGGCTCCCAAACGTTCACAGCGACACCTGTCTCTGCTTTGATTTTATCTAAACTAATTTTTTCTTGTTTAAATAAATCTTTTTTAGAACGTTCTGCTTGGTCTACGTCAACTCTAACACCATTCCATTTCATATCTATTAAGACAGGAAGGACCTGATGTTCTAACTCATTAATGTGAGTTAAATCTTGTGCAACAATTTCTCTTTGTAAAACATGATATAATCTTAACGCAAGGTCAGCGTCTTGCTCTGCATACGGGCCCACATACATCGGTGGTAATCTCCACATATCGTTTTTTGCATCCACACCCCATTCTTTTGCTGCTTCATATAAAAGTGTTTCTGATTTCTTTTCCCCTAAATAATCTTGTGCCACGACATTCAAAGAATATCGCATTCTGTTTTCATCTAAGATAGGAGCCATGAGCATCGTATCCCAAATCTTAGAAGTAATTCTCATTCCCATTCTTCTCATCCAACCCACATCATACATGGCGTTGTGACAAACAATTTCAGGACATCTGTCTAATAAATCTTGAAACTGTCTTAAAAAAACTTTTTTGTCATAGTTACCTGGAGCATCATGATCAATTGGAAAGTAACCTTTAAAACCTTCCCACGCTAAAGCGACACCCACAACTTTACCGTTACCGGTAGCCCATCCTGGTCCGTGGTCCTTGATTCCTGGATCGTATGTTTCTAAATCAATCGCAACAGGACTTTGACCTTTGTAATCAATACATTCAGGACAAACCCATTCACTCGGTGGAGCGAATAGAGGATTTTGAATCGTCATCTTTCTCCTTTTCTTTTGGTAAATACACTTCGGTTAATGATTCACAATAGGAACAATCTAATAAAGTCAAGATACTAAATCTTTCTGATTCTTCACTGATATCTTCATCTTGCATCCATCTTAATTCTGTTCCACAGTGCCAACACTTCATTTTTTTTCTAGCTCATCTTTCCATGCTTCAAGATTGACATTGGCTATGTCTTCAACCAAGAATGGTATCCAACGTTTATCTATTTCAATAGGTTGTGGCCAAGTCTTTTTGATGGCTTTCATTTCTTCTTCTATTAAAGACAATTTTAATTTTCCGTCAATATATACAAGTCTCATAAATACCTCATTTCTATATCTGCTTCTGTTTCAATTACAACACGAGCGCCACAAGATAAAATGGCTTTGTCGTTGCCACCATATCGTACCCTAGATGGTCCGTTAATAATGACTTCATGACAGTAAGTATTTTTTTTACCTTCCTTGACTGTGATCACAGGTTCATTCTCATTATTCTTTTTATTACTGCGAATGACGTGTTGATTTACATGAATATATTTTTTCATCGTAGCACCTCCAGGTATTCTCGATCTGATTCTGAACGTACCAACCATAATTCTTTTCGTGCTCTTGTGGCACCGACATAGAAAACTCGGTGTTCATCATCAGGATTGTTTATTAATGCTTCTTCCGACTTACGAGATAAGTCTAACAACAACACAACGTTATCAGCTTCACCACCTTTAGCGCCATGGATTGTTGAAATTTCTATTTGTGGTTTTTGCCAAATATTAATACCACGTTTCATTAATTGTCGTATGTACATTACTTTACCATAAGGAATTTTATCTAATGCTTGATACCAAGTAGCATTCTTATCCACCAAAAGTCCGTGATTAAACATCAGTTTTTCATAATCAAACTTTTCTTTATCATCTAAGTTTTTTAAGTTTTTAAAATTTCTTTGAACACCAATACCAGAACTCATGTATTCATACATGGCTTTGACACCTTCTAGACCTACACTTTCACCTTCAGATATTTTATTCCAAGATGCGATAGCGTGTTTAAGTTTGTCCGCTATGCTGCTTTGACCAAATCGTTGGTAATAGAAACCCTGTTCCAAGAAGAACTTTTCAACTTTATTAAGTATGTATTTAGTCCTTGCGAGGACGAGCCATTCTTTATCTTTGTAGGGAATTGCCTCATGTGAATAGACTGTAACAACCTTGCCCTCTTCGTCTTTAGCTTCCCATTCTTTTTCGACACGATCTTTGATATTTCGAACGATCTTGGATGCCACGAAGTGGTGGGATTGAGGTATTCGGTAAGATTTATTGAGTACAACAGAAGTGCCAGGATAAGACTGAAATGTATTAACATCCGCTCCAGCCCATTTAAATATAGCCTGGTCGTCGTCACCTGCTAAATATGCCCTTTTACATTTAGAGATAAGGTTTGTAACAACTTGCCACTGTACGAGCGATAGGTCTTGCGCCTCGTCAACGATTAATACCTCTATCTCTGGCCATGTATCAGGTCTAAGATTAAACTCTAACAACATGTCAGTAAAGTCATATAATTTTCTAGATTTTTTGAATTCTTTAAGATACTCCGCAATCTGTTCTAACTTTCTCCAACCGCCGACAATGTGACCAAACTTAGAGAATGTGTCATACAAACCTATTCCTGTAATACGAGATAGGTCGATAATTTTTAAATAAGGATCTTGTTGTATAAAGTTACCGTCTTCATCGTGTGTATCTTTAGGTGCAAGATCAACTTTGAGTATGTCAGAAATTTCATGATAATGTTTTGACTTCATTACATCATTAGTAGATAACCCTAGACATTGAAATGCTAAACTATGAATAGTTCTAAAATAACGGAAATCCTTTTGGTCAAGTTTGAACTTATACGCAGCACGATTGATAGCTTCGCTTGCCGCCTTCTTAGTATAAGCTACGAAGGCTATGTCTTCAGGTGTGAGTTCTTTTTCTAATTCTTGTTCAACAATATTAAGTAAAAAGGTTGTCTTTCCTGTACCTGGTGGTCCAAATATCTTTTTGACTCTAGAATGGTACATTGGATTTAACGTTGGGAACATTTAATTTTTTTTCTTCTTGAGGTCGTGGGTCAGGTATAAAAAATAAATTCTTGACTGTATTTTTATTAAGACGAACTTGCTTTGAGTCACCCCCTCGGTCACGAATGAGTGAACCCATTTGTGTAGAGCTAAATTCTTTAAATTGTATTTTACGGAAATATCGCTCCAAGCTAGCCAGTTGAAAAAATACTTTGCCGTCAGTTTTCCAAACACAATGATTTAATACTTCCTCTGCTTCATCAGCGATAGCTTGATTGTATATAAAATCATCAAGATGTGAATTAAATTGTCCTTCTTTTGTCACCTCGTAAGGCATTTTAATAACCTCACATTGTTCTAATAATTCTCTGATTCTAGCTTCGAAATCTCTCTTGGACATTTCAACAGGTAAACTGGTGTGTGTTTCGAGCACTTTCTTACGGAACATTCTTTGATCCATCAATTCATCTGTGGTAACTGTAATTCTTTTACCATCTACATCTAAGTGCCACACAGATTCATCCGACTCCAACTTGGTCAGGTTGGCAATGTTCATTTCAATATCGTCCCTGCCAATACCAAACTTTCGAATACGACACTTTGAGCTGTCACAGTGATTACGCATTGGAACGTCTTTACACTTATAGCCATATTCTTTTTTCTCGTGTTGATCGATTTTTGCTTTAACCTGATCATAACTCATCGGTGGTTGACAGTATTTTGCATTAAACTCCATGACCTTGTTTTGCCATTCACCAGGTCCAAACTTCTTTTTTGCATAGACGCAGTAGTGAAATACCACATCATCCCTCGATCCTTCAAAAATACCCATATTTTGCATGATTTCGATGCATGGAGGGCCGTCAAAAGTGGCTTTTTTCTGTTTTAAGGGCTTTACAGATAGGTTTTGAAGTTGGTCGTGTGTGATTGCCTTCTGAGAAACCAAATTGAAGAACTCATCAAGCGTTAATGACTCTCCTTTTTCGTCCATGGCGTATCTGCCAGACATATCTCCCTTAAAATACGGAAGGTTGAGAAAATTTCCTGTGTCACCACGCTCTACATTTAAAGATTCTTGTTTTGGAAATATCTCACAGTCAGCAAATCCAAGCACCGAAGCTATCTCTGTTAGTTTTGCGATAGCATCTTTTGCTGGAACAGGCTCCCTGTAAAAAATGAATAAGTGAAAACCTCCCGACTTCGATCGGCAAGGTATAATCGGTAGATTTAATTTTGTGTAAAGTTGAATAGTCTTGCGTACATCTATAGAATAATCATCAACATCAATACAAGACCAAGAACAAGTGGCATCATCACGTATAGGGATAATACCAAGGCTTGGATCATTTCCTTCGATATGGTCTTTCCAATGCTTATCTGTAACTTCTTCTTTAATAATAAAAGCTTTGCCACCGACCTTACCGCTTTCTTTCTTTTCACCTTTGTAGAAAACCCCATGGGCACGTGTTAGCCCATTAAAGATTGCTTTGAATTTTAGATACGCTTCCATTCAATTAAGAGGGGGACCGAAGTCCCCCTAGCACCTTAAAAAGGATTGTCAGTATCTGGTTTATCTGTTCCAGAACTCTCATTCGTCTGTTCGTAGTTGACCTCAACAGATCCTTTTTTCACTGCATTGTGAAATCGTTTTCCATCTTCGTATTCTTGAGCCGAAACGACATCACCTCTCTTAATATCCCAGCTATACCAATCACCTTTGTCATTGGATTGTGGTTTGGTGGTCAAGTCATACTTGAAATACCAACTAGGAGGGTTGATGGATTGTTCACCATTCTTCACCTTCGCTGACATAACGAGACTGTTCCATTTTCTAGACTTAGATAAGCCACTCACCTTCATTGAAATAAGGACCTGCGAGGTGAGTCCTTCACTGTTTGTAAGGAGGCAGTAATGATTATGAGTTCTTTCTAAGTAAGTACCCTGTGGAAGCCTAGATTTACCCTCTGCATCCTTTGTAGTTTTATCCCATAGAGGAGTATCCACTGGGTGCACGATGGGAGCCGAGGACCCTGTACCACGGTCGGACCATTCTAGTGCAACAGGCTCGAAGTAACATGGTATAACTGAGATACCTTCAGTACCGTCAAAAGTTTCCTCTGTGACTGTATTGAAAATCATACCTTCTTCTGCCCCCTCAACATACTCACTCTTTTGTTTTTTCGTCTGCGGAGACATTGAGCTAAGTATTTTCAAGAAAGGTATAGCAGTGCTGTTCATATCAACGGCAGCTAAACCTTTACCTTGGTCTTGGGCTACTACACTTAAATCAATCGGTGCAGCAGTAACGGCAGTAGATTTTTTTGTAGCTACTTCGTTTTTGGTTTGTTGTTTTTGTGTCATTTATTTTGTTCCTTTTGTTATTTTTGTTTCTGGACGTATGAAGATCCCAAAAAGATCATCAGGGTCCGTTAGTCCTTCTTCGTGACGCTTTTTTAAAGTCGCCTTCAGTGTCGAAGGGTGCACTGATTTTTTCACTTCCGGGGTGATGCCGAAGTTAGATTCAATATATCCAGCTAAATCTCCAGCCATATTGTCTTCACCCGTTCCGAAACTTGTTGATACCTGGTTTTTTATAATGTCACCAAGGCCATTATCTTTTAAATACTGCAATGCTTCGTCTTCTTTGGCTTTAGGTATTCTACAATGAAATCCTTCCTTGACAGTCACTTTACTGCCATCTTTCATTGTAGTTTCATTAATACCTAGTTCCTGCATTTTAGTAGGAATTGTTTCACTAGAAAGAATATCTCTTTCACGTTTCATATCTTTTAATGTCTCTTCCATATTTTCTATTTCAGAGTCTAAATCTAATTGTTTTTGTATGAGTTTTGATAATCCCGATAGATCATCATCTTGAAGTTTTTTGAGATCCCCCGCATCTTGCTTGAGGTCTTCAAAGTCAATAACGTTAGCCATGTTTGCCTCCTTTGTTTTAGAACAGCTTGGGAGGCCTAGTTGTTTCACCTCCAACTTTCGGGACACAGATAAACATTGCTCTGCCCTACTCGAACCTAC